GATCTCATCCGAGCCCTTGGACTCCGTGAGACGAATCTGGCACTCCTCGCGAATGATCTGGCCCTTCTCGCCGTCCGGCTCCTCGTCGTAGTGGATGCGATCCCTGGTCACGCCTCCGAACTTGGAGCGGTCCTGTTCGTAGCTCATGACCTCGATGAAGGAGCCATTGCCGAAGGTCAGCCTGTGCTCGCGCTGAGACCACGCCGTTTCCCACGAACCACCCTTGAATTCAAAGGCCGGGCACCAACGCAGGATCGTCTCCTCGATTGCCTTGAGGGGAAGGCCGAAGTCTGGGACCACGATACGGATGCGGCATGGCGGTTCAAAGCGCTTGAAGCGTCCTAGGTGGTCCGGTACCGATTCTTTATCGACGCATTGGATCAGATCGTCTATGACGCCGCCACAAGTCTTCCCTGACCTCGAACCACCGAAGTAGACCCTGAGCCGTACCTTGGCCGAATGGAAGGCCTGCTGCTTCTTATGCGGCTTGTAAGCCCAGAGAGGGTTGGCCTCAAGGGCCGCGTTGAACGCCGCCAGTTCTCGCTGAACCGCTGGATCGCTGAGAGCAGACGGATCGGAGACTTCGATCTGAGGAGTTGGATTCATGATATTATGTCCACAATTCAACGAAGGGAGAGAGCATGGAATTGGATTACGAGGAGGCCCGTAGCGAGTTGGCTCGAATGCTCGTTCTCTACGGCGAGGCTGCTGAGAGGTGGAGCAAGCGACCGGGCGCAGCCGATATGCGCGTAACCCAATCTCAAGCGCTTATGCGGGCTGAGGGCGATTTCGCGCAGTGCCTTGGCCGCCAGCTAAATGTTGATCCGGCCCTGCGATTGCGATCAGCCTGCAAGGTGGCTCTCTACGACGCAGATGCTTAAGCGCCTTCTCAACCTTGAGGTGATCTTGGGCCTGCTCTGTGTCGCAATCCTCGTGATCGCCACGCAAGATCCCTTCGGCTGGGCTAGCCATCAACCTTCCAAACCGAGCCTCAGCGAAGCCCATTGCTGGAAGATTCCAGCGAAGTGGGGCGGTCGCACGTATTGCTCAAACGAGCAGGAAGGCGGCGCTCACGGCTATCTCAATCCTGGGTCCAACGAATGGGAAGTGGAATGAACGAAAAATGGAAGCTAGGAGACGAAGTGCGATCGATGTTATGGCCCGCTGGTCCTATCGTGGGCTTCTGCAAGAACGGCAACGTGATCTGGTCATGCCCGTCCGGTAGGGGCTGGACGGTCATTAGCACTCCAGACCAACTCAGACGCGCCTAGACAGCGGCTTTACCGTACTTGCGTTCTAGCCCAGCGAGGATCGAAGCTTTGTCTTCCGCAGGCGTTTCGGCTTTCGGCCCAATGCCTGCGCCGACGCTTGCCAACTCTTTCAATGTCTTGCGAGCTTTCTGGGCCTGCGTAAGCTTGATCGGGGACTTGGAGAAGCCTGGTTTCGTCTGCGTCGTACCAGCACTCGGCTGAATCGTCGCCGTGGTTCCGCTCGATGAGAGCGTCATCCCTGGGAAGCTTGTCGAAGATGTTGGGGAGAAGCCGAGCTGTAGGGCCTGTTTCTTGCCGAGGCCCGGTACGTGGCCCACGTTGTACTGGGCCAGATAGCTGGCTGAAGGGGCTGGGTGGGGGCCGAGACCTCCCGCACCGCTGTCTCCCACGCTCGTGCCCCAGTATTCGTTGCCGATCTTCATGAACGTGTGCTCGCCGTTGTAGAAGACCGTTACGGCTCCAGGGCCGGGCTTTAGAACCTCTCCCATCGACCCTGACGTGAGCGGGGTCTTGAGAATGCCCGCTTTGTTCAGCACCCAGGAGACGGCGCCAGAGCAGTCGAGACCAGTTGGAGCCGATTCGATTGAGCCGTGACCGCCGCGCCAGACGTAGGGGATATGGCGCTTGGTCAATGCCGCTGCGGCTTGCTTGATCGCCTTGAAGCGAGTTACGACCTTCTTGGGTGCCGGACCTACGCTCGGCATCTTGGCCAACCCAAGAGCTTTCGCGCGCTGAAGAAGTCTCGGGGAGATCGGCTTGCCCTTCGTTCCAACCTGAGCCAGCGTGCCTTCGATGCTCTGTTTGTAGGTCGGAGAGGATGCCCAGCCGGAATTGGCTATCGCTGAGACCTGGGCCTCTGGACCACGGCCCTTGGACTCGGGAATGATCGCTTTGATTCCTTCGCTGGCTCCGAATTCCTTGCCCTTGAGAAAGCGAGCAGTCGCCTTCGCGGCAGAACGCGGGTTGCTCCACTGGGAGCCTTGGGTCAATTGCCCAGGGCCAGAATCGAAGTAGCCAATGTTGAGCCAGTTGTGATTGCCTTCGGCTTCTCTTTGAGCTGCGTAAGAGCCGTTCTCCTCAGCCAGAGCTTGAGCAGCCACTACGCGAGGATTAAGCCCGGTGCGTTTGGCAACCTGTTTCGCGAAGACCTTCTGGCCTGGCGTCAACGGCCCGGTCAGACGCACGCCTTTGCTCTGCGCCTTCCTTAGCGCTCTTGAGACTTTCCGAACTGCTGGTGTCGTTACGAGACCTTTGCGATTCGTATGCAGCGTGCCGTGCTTGGCAGCTACCTGAAGTTCTTTGAGGCTCGGTGTTCCAGCCGTCTTGGCACCCTGGAACTTCGGAGGCTTGTAGCTCAGAGGCGACGGGATAGCTGCCTTCGGCCGCCTACTGAGCGGTTTGGACGATATCACGGTGTTGGTCGTAATCGGCGCGTTGCGATTGTGCAAGGCCGCGATAGACGGCTGTGGGGTCGTCTGTGAGGCCCGTTGACGCTCTCTACGCTGGAACCCTAGGGCTGAGGCCTGCTGGGCCTCTATGCGGCTCACACGGCGTCTGGCAGCCTGTGAGCGCTGCTTGGCTTGAACTGCGGCACGTGGGGAGGCGAAGTTCTGGGTTGTGACGTGGCCTGCGGGACTGGTCGTGACCGTAGGGACGACTTTGTAGCCCTTGCTTCGGACCTTCCTTGCTCCCGCAGGAGCACGCCCCTTACCTTCGAATGTGCGCGTCCGTGTATTGACCTGGCCTCTAACTGTGCCGTTAGGGCCGGGCACCGTGGAGGTACTTTTAGTTCGGAACGCCATTAGCTATTATTCTCCCCTACGCTCGCTTGATTCGCTTCGGCGCCGGTTTCTTCAGCTTCTTCCCATGCATCCCCTCAAGCGTCAGGGCGAGACGGGCCTGCTTGCCAACCTTCCCTCCGGCCCTAGCAGCCTGGACGATCTCGGCCCTTGGAATCTTCTTTCCTTCCGGCACTCCTAGGGAGCGATGGAGACCGCCTTTGTTGCGAACCGCGCCCGCGATCCAATTGCCAGCCATCGCCCTTCCTTTCTAGGTTCGTTCTGCCGCAGCCACTTCCAGCCTGCGCTTGGCCTCTTTGCGACAAAAGGACAGGCTCATCGGCCCCGCGTTCTCAGGCCAATCATTCTCTCCGGGCGTCACGTTGATCTGAGACTCGTAAAGCTTCTTAGCCAGTTCCTCAACGTCCACGGCGTTCTCAGGATCGCCAGGAGGCTCGGGAGGCGCTATCTCGTAACGATTGCGTTTCCCCCGCGCCAGAGGGAGGCTGAGCTTCGAGCGGACGTAGTCCGAATCGTTCAGCTTCGCCTCTTTGGCCCAGGCCTTGATCTTCTTCTTCTCATTGATCGTCAGTGGCACGATCAGCCGCTCTGTCCTAGCCACGCCATCTTCCAGTCAGTTTGAGAAAAGCGGCCTCTACAAGAGCCGCGAGGAGGATTACCGGATAGGCGAGCTTGCCGAGAACTTCTTTCAATCGCATGTAGCGAGTCTATCGCAACGTGTCCACAATCACGACCAGCTCCCAGTAGTCGTCGTCCTCGCGTTGGCGCCAGTCACCGACGTCGATGGACTTTCCAGTCTCGTCCTCAATCTCAATGAAGGCACTCGGGTGTGAGCTCGGGGGCCGGGAGCAGACGATGCGAAGCTCTTTCACGAGAGTATCGCCCTGCGGATCTGAAGTGCCTTCTCGTCTCCGATCAGCTCACGTATCTCTCGCATGCGCTTCAAGTCCTTGAGCAGCGTTTCCTCTGGCCGCGCCTTCCAAACCTTGCGCTGGAGGGCCTCGTACTCCTCTTCGAGGGCTTTCATGCAACGGCCCTGTAAGCACAGAGGCAAAACAAAGCAAGTAGGGCGAGGGAGGCACCTACGATTGGGAAGATCGCCCAGAGGAAGGCCAGGGCTACGCAGGCCGCTGTGTCCAGGGCGAGTCGTCTAGCCATGAAGCTCATCCCATTCTCGTTCAGCCTGTTCTTTGGGAAGGCCGGCAACCTCGGGATTCAAAGCACGGTCCTTTACAAGATGGCTCAGCGGTCTCATCGCCAGCTCAGCTTCAGCCTCAAGCCGTTTGCGCTCTTCCTCGTTAACACGGAATCCGATCACATCTGTTTTCGTCATACCGTTAACGGTAGCAGACGTTAACACCTATATCAACGTTAACGTTAACAGTCTGTATTACGCCTGGGCTTGTGCAAGCCGGCCATATAAAGATATTCCCCACGCACGCATGCTCGCCCACTCCCCCGCCCCCCTGTGGCTTGCTAGAGCGGTTTGAGGTTGATCAGCGCCCTAGATTCGCGAGAATGCACGTAGCAGCGATGGCTACGACCGCAGCCATGAGCGCTATGGCTAGCATTCGGCTTCAGCGCTACGTTTGAGCGCGTCATCCAGCGCCTGTGCGGCCAGGTCCAGCTCTTCGTCCTCTACCTGCTCAGCTATCAGCTTGGCTAGCTCAGCGCTAATGCCTACGTCGCTGTAGTCCGTATTACGTCCTGGTATCTGGCTCATCTGGCTCTGTAATGCGGGTTAGCGCTTGCTCTGCGCGTAAAGCCGCCTGTCTTTGCTTCAACGTAGCCATGCCTAGATACCCCTGAGACGCTCTGTAAGGCGTTCTAACGGCAATTGAGGGTGCTTGGCTGGGTAGCTATTCATTTGCTCTAGAAAGGGCTTAGAAGGCTGTGTGCTGCTTGGATTTACAACTGCGTGAGACAGAGTGTTAGCGGGATATGAGTTACCTTAGCTTCTTGTTAGCTAGCTGCTAACAACGCTTACATCTACGCATCCCTAGGTATTCAGCTACCGCTACTGGTCTGAGCGGTCCTAGATGCTTTGAATGTCTCAACGATGGGCAGGTAAGACTGCGGTGGACGACTGAGCCACCAGGGCGTATGAGGCCGAAGACTAGCTTATCCATGCGGGTTTTGTGAAGCTTCAACACGCTCGCGAGCTTCACGGTTCTGTCTCGCACGGCGTTTGAGCAAGTAGACGGTTGAGCGATCTAGGGCCGTAAGCGCCGCGAAGATCAGCAAGAAAAGAAGCCCATTGCTCATGCCTTCCATCCTACCTGAATACCGCTCTGTGTTTGCTACTCCGTGGTTAGGGTGTAAGGTACTACCTTACGTTAGCAACGCGAGGAGGACTGAAATTGAAGGTCAAAGTACTTGACAAAGGGCTGGATGGCTTCACAGGCAAAGCTTGGCTGCTCAAGCGCGGACCACAGCACTACGTGGCTAGCCATACCTACGTGCCCTTCAGCGGGCGAGAGACGCTTGTGTTCCGAAGCGACGCTCAGGGCAAGGTCTCCAGCTTCCTGGAGGTCTGTGGAGGCAAGGCCATAGGCCTTACTGCGGCCGTGCGTGAACTCGAAGGAATGAACGAGACCGAAATCAAGGATGCCTGAGGACGCCAACCGCATACGCGCTGAACTGGAGAGAAGATGAAAATCTCGTGTTGTGTCCTGAAGGGCTGCAAAGAGCCTGCGACGAACCACGGGATGTGCCAGAAGCACTACAAACTCTGGCTCATCCTGAACTCGGGCTAATGGATGAGGCGAACCGGATACGAGCCGAATTGAGCCGTTGTGCCGCTGATCGCGTTCGTGCTCGCGGTGCAGGCGTGAAGGCTAAGAAGGAACTGCTTGAGTGGCTCTCGAAGGCTCACAAGCACCCTGAGATCTCAAAGGCTCAGTGCGCGCAACTGATCGGCTTCAAAAACCGAGAGACGGTTTACGAATTGCTAAAGGAGAGAACCGAATGAACGATCTAGCGCAAAGACTCGGATTCGCGGTCAAAGGAGCAGAAGGCGTTGCGGTCAAAGCCCATCGCTCACGCTGCCTCTTTGGGCGCAACCACAACTGGATCGAAAGCTTCAAGAAAAACGAGACCTACCGCTGCTGGACTTGCGGTTGCGTTTCGAGCAACGTGAAGCTCTGAGACCGTCTACGAACTGCTGAAGGAGCGAGACGATGCCTAGATGCGGCTGTGTTCTTTGTAGGCGCAGGCGTGCCGAAGCACACAAACTCCAAGACACCAACGTTTCTCGCAAGCCCTCTGTAGAAGCTCCTAAGCCCTTGAAAGGAAAAGATGA